AATAAATTTTTATTCAAAAACCGAAATGCCGTTTGTACATGCTTTGGTGCATCCTCCAATAAATGTTCACGATAAACCATTATTTCCCGAATTTAATGCCGGTTCCCATTCCTTTGGGCAATTGATACGATTTTCCAATTTTCGCATTAACGGCCGCGTTAATTTCCCCGGTTCGTTTCGGTGTTACATCCGAACCCGAATTGGCCGCCGTTATTTGTGCCACCCGTGATTTCATTTCGGCCGATTTCGAATCACCGAAAACGGATTTGGATGGTGCCGTTTCACCTTTTGTTGGTGTGCCGGGTTTAACCCCATCGGTTGGTTTTGTTCCTCCGGTTGTTCCTCCGGTTGTTCCATCCTTCGATGGTGTTGTTGTATCCTTTGTGCCGCCGGTTGTTGTATCCTTTGTGCCACCCTTTCCAATTGTGCCAATCATGGTTTTTTGGTTTTAAAATTTTACTCAAAAATAAAACAAAAATCCCCATTCGAAAAACAAATGGGGATTTGAAACAAACATCGAATCAACGGAAATTAAATTCCATCCAAATTAACGGCAACCCCACACGGCATTGTTACGGCATTCCATGTAATCGTTCCATCAAAATAAATTGAACCGGTGTTGTTATCTTCGATAACTTGGTCAACCTCAATTTGAAACGATGGAATTGGGCCGTAAAAATAACCATCACACGTGTAGTAACCCACTTGGTAATTTGTGGCCCCGGCTTGTATGGTGTTCCAAAACGTTACATCAACACATGATTCCGGGTCGGAATTGTAATCTTGGAATGTGATTGATTTTTCCCCACCAATAACACCCTCCGGGCCACATGATGAAAAACGTTTTTTGGTAAATGAACCCTTTGGTTTTTGGCCCAAAATCAAACCGGTTAAAACAACATCACCATCGGTGATTTTTGTTATCCATTCGGTTCGGTTTGAAATATCGGTGAATTCAACATCACATTTGATAAATGCCAATTTTGAAATCCCACCATTTCGTGTTGTTACTCCACAACCTTGGGAATAACTTACCGGTAACTCCGGAGCGCATGCGCTTGTACATAATGCCATGATTTTTCGAATTTTAAACGTTAAACAATAAAAAAATTAGCATTCAACGATTGTTGAACAATCCTCAAAATCGAACGTGTAATTAACCCCAACGTTATTATCACCGGCACCAAATGCATTGGCCGGAATGAAAAACAATCCCCAATTGAGGAATAATTTAATGCTCCATTCATCCGCACAATCATCATAATGAACCTTTAAATCATATGTTAACCCGGTGAATGGGTCGGTGATTGTGCCATGTTCAAACACATCATTTCGTTTTGCGTAATCCCCAACATATTTGTTCCACGTAACCAATTGAACGGCACCCGGTGCCAAAACGATGAAATGGTTTGCACCAATGATTGATTCAACAAACCTATCGTTAAAATACATGTAATCCGTCCAACGGGCCATATCGGTTCCGGTTGTTGAGTTACAACATGCAATTTGTTGTGTTTTTGCATACAAATCGAAATTGCCCGAACCAATTATCATTGGCGCACCCGAACCACCCACATTATCATATTCGTGGCGAATTTGTGCGGCCGCAATTGCACGTGGCGAATTGGTTGTTGGTTCAAATAACTTAACCTCTTTTAATTGCGTTCCATCGGCAAAGTTTCCAAAATTGGTTGATTGTAATGTTAACAATTGTTTGTTCAACCCAACGTTCAATGCATTCATTTGTGCCATAATCACATTTGAAACATAAACCGAATCGGCTTCGCACAATTTACGCATTTCATCCTCAACAAATTTCATTCCTTTGGTTTCCAAACAATTATCAACCTCAAAAATGGTTTGTTTTGGTGCCGGTTCACGTGTTGTTTCACATGAATTGGTACACGTAAAATTCACATCGGCCGCCGTTCCGCGTTGGATGTAATCGATTTGAACGGCACGATATTTTCCGTTCGATGGAACCGGTATTGCCTCAAAACCGGCCCGGTTTTCCTCACTCATTAACGCATCAACGTAACCAACCCGGTCGCGTTTTAACGCCGGTGCATTTTGTCCGGCAACCGCGTTTAAACTTGTTTGTAGTTTTTGACATAATCCTTCAGTAAAGGCCATGATTTCTTTGTTTTAAAATGTTAAAAAAAATGATTGATTGTTTTGGGGATAACGCACAAAACCCATTTCAAACCGATTCAATGTTGAATCAATCCGAAATGGGTTCGGTTCCCCGTTGTTTGCCCGTTAGGTTGGGCCAACCCGGAAAATGCATTTTGGGTTGCCACCCCGATTTTTTATTCCTTACCAAACACTTTCATCGATTTCAAAGATTCGGCATTTTGTTCGGCTTTTTTCAAACCAACCAAATTGAATTTTGAATTCGGTTCCGGTGATGGATTCGGATTCGGTTTTGGATTTAAACCCGGTGTTGTTGTTGATGGTGATGCATTCGATTGTTTCACCACACCCAACGTTGCCAAATGTGAATCCAAAATTTCATCAAATGTAATGATTTTTGTTCCATCGGTATTCAATGGATTCAAATTGTTTTTGGTTTTCACGATTAATTGCCCGGCATCATCAACATCCAAATTGAAATTGGTATTCAAATAATTATTCACGGCCGGCAAAACAACATCCGGTGAAACAATCAACGATTTTTTGGCAATGATGCCGTTTATGATTGATTCACGTTTGAATGATTTTATTGCGTTTTTCGCCTCCGATTCCTTTGCCGGGATGATTTCATCAACCAATCTTTTATTTTCGTTGGTTAACTCAATCAATTTTTGTTGTAATGATTCGGCACCATCCACGGATGATTTGTTTGCCTTATCATATGCAATGGAAATAATTTCATCGAATTTTTTATCACGTACATCATCGGCCGATAATGCAAACACCTTTTTCATTTTGTGTTCGATTTTCGATAATTCGGAACCACGTATTTCATCCTTTATTGGTTGGATGAATTCCGGGTCATTTTTCAAAACATCACGTTGTGTTGCCTTAAAACCCGAAACGATTTCATCAATTGATGTTGTTTCCTCCGATGTTAATTTGGAAATTGAATCGGCCGGAACACCGATTTGTTTTAAAAATGATTCAACGTTTTTCATTATTTGGTTGTTTTTCGTGTGCGTTTTTTCGGTGTTGGTTCGGTTGATTCAATCGGTTCGGGTTTTGTTTCCTCCGATGTTGTTTCCTCCAATGTTGTTTCCTCCGATGTTGGTTCCGGTTTCAAAACATTAAATTTAATCACCGGTTTTTCGGATGGTATCAAATCAAAAATTTTTGAATGGCCGCCAATTTTTAATTGTTCCCATGCCATTTTGGTAATTTCCATCACCTTACCGGTTCGAACATTTTGAATTCGTATTTTTTCCATGATTTATTTATTTGGGTTTGTTCAAAATTACAAATTTTTTAAATAATCAATTTTCGCCAATCTTCCAATGAATTTTCATTTAATGAACCAAATGTTTTAATAATTGATTCAATAAATGATTTTGTTTCATCCGGCAATAAATCGTATTGTGGATTCCATTTTGTTGCCCATAATTCAGCAATAAATTCGGTTGCCTTAAATTCATCGGCCCCATAAATCGAAATCAATGATTCAATTTTTTTATAATTTTCATCAAAAAATTTTTTGTTGTTGTTGTATGCATTAATGTTAGTTGATAATCTTTTTTCACGTGGCAAATCTCTCAAATCATAAAAATGTGCATATTCATGGGAATAAACCCCCAAAAATTTGTTTTCATATTTATCACTTGCAAAACCAACATTTGTTGAATCAATTTTTTCGGTTTTATCCTTTGTGAAATCAATTAAATTTTTTTTGTTTGGATAAACAATTGAATCCGAAATGGGTTCGTATTGTGCAACATTATTTATTGATTCGGAATCAAATAAAACCAAATCAATTTTTTTCAATTTTGGATTATTAAAATAAAATTCATTTGCCGAATTTACGATTTGCAATTTTGTTTTTTCATCCAATTCATTGATTTTATTTTCTCTAAACAATTTTTGAATTTCATTTTTTTGTTCATCAATCGTTTTTCCAAATGTTTCGCCAAACATTTGTGTTTCAATAATTTTATTTTTTAGATTATCACCGGAATGATAAACCGCAAAACCATTTTGTTCGGCCCGTTTTAATGCATCATTTAATGATTTATCCGGTTCAAATTTTATTTTTTCGGTTGTTGCCTCGGTTGTTTGTTCCTTTTGCAATCGTTCACGTTGTGATTTTGTCAGTTTAAACGGAATGGCACGATGCCGGCAATTGTAACCACCCCGGTAAATCAAAAAATTATCCGGGTTTGTTCCGGGAATCATCCCCGAACCATTGTTGTTGGCCCAATTAATTTCGGATTCCATTTCGGATTTTTCCAAAATACGTTTGCCAACCCATCGAACACATTGTGCCCGTGAATCATCGATGATTGAACCAACGTAACGGAACGCATCCAACCCGAATTCCTCCGCAATTTTCGCGTTTATTTGCCCATCAAATTGGCCCAATGCATCCCGGGAAACTTGTTTCACATAACGGGAATATAAACCATTCAATTCCGGTGTTCCAACAACATAGGCCCTTAAAAAATTTTCCAAATCCGAACGGGTTGCACCACCAACAATGTTTTTGTAAATACCTTGTTTTACCGGTTCGATGAAATTTGCATCAACCCCGGCCCCGGTTAACCCATCCAATGTTTGTTGAACCACACCACGTTGAATTGGGTTAATCAAATCCTCCAATTCCTTTGTGGATAATCCGTTTAATTTGGAATGAACATCAACGTTGAATTCCTTTATCGTATCAAAATCCCGTAAAAATTCACGGATTGTTCCCGGCATTTTGGATTTTTGGATTGCATCAACAATCGTTTGATTGATTTGGTTAACCAATTCCACATTTGATTCATTGAATTCAATTTTACCACCCGAAACGTTGAATTTATCAATCAATTTTTTGATATCGGCAAAAATCAATTTTTCGGTTGGCCCCAATTGTTCCAACAATTTGGATTCACCCGTGTTGATTGCGGAATCCTTTTTTTCAATGATATCAAATATTTGTTCGGTGAATTCGGCCATTTATCAAATATTCGTTTCCGATGCGGCCGGTTTTGGTGTTCCCAAAATTTCACGGGCCGTTTGTTCCTCAATTCCGTAAATAACTCCCAACAACGAAATTGCGGCCGAATAATCCGTTACACCATTGGCAACCGATTGTTGGATTTGTAAAATACCTTGTACACCACCAACGGAACCCTTTAAATTGGCTTGTGCTTCGGCTTGTGTTCGTTGGAATTCGGCATCAATGCCGGATGTTGCACCAACATCAATAATTGTTTTCGGGATGTATTTATCAATGATTGGTGCCATTGCATTATCCAATGCCAAAAACAAATCCGGCAATGGTTGTTCCAAAAATTCGGTTCCATTTAAGGCCACCAAATTGGTTAATGTTCGATATGCATACAACGAACGGATTAAATCGGCTTTTTGAATTGTGCCGGATGCCAACAACATTTGTTTATCGGTTGTTTTGATGTTAAACAATGGGTCATAACTTACCAAAACCTCAACCATTCGTGTAACCGATTTATTCCCGGAAAAACGTTTCCGGGCCAAATCTTTGGTTGATTCAACCAAAAATGCCACCGGTGCATTTTTATCGGTTAATGTTGTGATTTCGGTTATCAAATCCGATTCGGTTTTCATGGAAAACGAAATGGGTTTAACAATCACCGGTGCAACCGGTTCAACCACGTTTCGATATGCTTCAATAAACAACAACGATTTATAAATTAATTCATCAAATATGTTGTTGGAAATTTTGGTTAATTGTGAAAATGAATCTTCCCTATCGATTTGTTTTGCAATCCCGGATTGTGATTCATCGATTACATTTAAATGCAACGATTGTTCGGCCTTTTTCAATAATGTTTCCCATGCATTCCCGGAATATTCAATGATATCAACGGCCGGTGAAATAAACCTCAACATTGGTTCGGATGAACCCGAATCCCCACCCATTGCGGCATTCCCTTTTTCACGCATGAAAACACCGAATGGTGAACGTGAAATAACTTTGCCGGCACCCTTACAAACACCACAACGTTCATGTTCATCGTTATCCGGGTTGTAAACAACACCATCCCGGCAACCTTTGGCCGAACATGTTTCGGCCATTTCCTCACGATATGGGAACGCGGATGTTGTCATTACGGCCGTCCAATCCGAATATTGCCGGATTGCCTCGTTTGCAAATGGAATAAATGCCGAAAAATACGAATCGAAAAAATTTTCATCCGTGTAATCACCACCCAAAATCACGGCCGGAACCGAACCAATGTTGTGTTCGTAAATCAAAAACGTTTCGAACTTGTGTTCGTGTTTTTGCCCGAATTGAACGTGTTTAAAATATCCGGTATCGGTTAAGGAATAATAAATTTCACCGGATTCAACCATTTTCCCATTTACACGAACCATTGATTTTTCATCCTCCGATTCCCATGTGATGATGTTGTTATCCAACACCTTTATTTCATCACTCATAATCAACACCGGTTGCACATCAACTTTTGCCGCCGGGTTAACCAACCCATCCCCAACCGGAACCCAAACCAAATATCCGTTCGGGTCTTCAATCATTCGCCTAACAACATATTTTTGGATATATGAATAAAAATATTGCCCATCAAATTTTTGTTCCGATAAATACGTGTTCAATTCATCGGAAACCGAAATCGAAAAATTGGCACCTTGGAAAATCCGGAACAATTTATCAATGGCACGATTCATTGAACCCTTTGTGATTGGTTCATAAATGGCCAATCGATAACGTTTCACATCATCATCCTCATTTGGCCGCCTCCGGGTTAAAATTTCGCCGGGATTTTTGCCACGTGTATGGATGAACATGGTTTCACGAACCCGGTTCCAATGGTCATAATTTTTTGGCTTGTATTTTTCATTGCCCAACAATGCCGGGATTTCATCAATTGATATCATTTCAACATGTTAAATTTTTGGAACAATCACAATATTCGAATTGTAAATCGGAACACCAACGTGAACCGGTTTCGTTGTTTTTGCTTATTTCACCTTGGAATTGATATTCCCGGTTGTTGATGAATAAATCGGCCCCGGCAATAATGGTTGCCATTAAACGGGCAAATCTCAATGGTAATGGCATCGTTCGCAACAACCACGTTTCACACAATTCGGTTCCGGTTGTTTTCCGGGATGAATCGATGATGTTTTTCGTAATGGTGAAATTGGTTGGTTCAAAATATCCCGGGATTCGGATTTGATTCGAAAACGGGAATGGTGTTCCGGCTTGGATATCACGCCAATCGGTTCCAAAATATTGGCCGAAACAATCGGTTGTTGAATAACGTGATTCAATCAACACAGATTTTTGTTTTTCCAAACATGGTTCCAACCGGAATTGTTCGGTGCAAAAACAATCCACATTGTTATAATTGATTGGATATGGAATCGGTGATGATGTTTTCGAAAAACAAAATTGGAAATAAAAACATGGTTCATCACCCAATGAAATCATGTGTTCGGCAATGGCACCCAAATCGAATTGGATTTGTTGGATTTGGTTTTCCGATAATGTGCCGGCATAATTCGCCAAATTAAATGTTCCAACAAATGAGTTAACCACGAATTCATCGAATAATGCCGAATCCACAAACACCAATGAATCATCACAACATTTTCGGATTTCAAAATATCCGAATGGGTCGGTTGCAATCAACGTTCCATTCGAGGCCCAACCGGTGTTGGATGATGTTGCATTCGGTTGTTGGAATTGGAACGTGTATAAATCCCCGGTTTGGAATTGATAACAAAACGGCAAATCCGAACCACAATCATCATTGTTCCACGTATCATCACAACCACACAACACCAATCCGTTATTTACAATGGTTCGGGAACAATCATCATTGGTTCCACAAAACACGTTTATTTCATCACAAAACAAACGAACGGCCGGTGTTGGTTCCTCCAAACAATCAACGGATAAATCACACCACGTTTGTGCCGGGTTGGTTGGGTTAATGTACGAATCGAATAAATATCCCATAATTTTTAAAATCCGGATTCACTCCAATATCCACACAACAAATATAAACCATTTGATAATGAATTTATATCCAAAATTGCCGTGGCACAATACGAACCACCACCAACGGAATTGAATGATGCATCCAACGAAATAACGTTCAACAATGTTGGTAACAATCCCGGTTGCCCATCCGATTCCCGGATGGTTGTAACATTCCCACCCGGTGATGGTTCGGCAAAAAATATAAATTCACCGGGTTGATTGGCACAATATGTTGCACGCAATGATTGATAATCGGTTGGGCAAAATGCACCCGTTATTGTTATCCATGATGTTCCGTTGAAACCTTGGAAAACCATTGATTGAATAACCGATGGGAACCCGGAATTATCCGGTTCATTTTGGATTGCCAACACTTTAAACGATTTCACCAAATTGATTTGGAATGGTGCCCCAAAAAACGATGAAAAATCCAACGTTAAAATGTATTCATAAAACACCGATTCATCACGCCAATCGTAATCGGCTCCCAATGTTGCAATGTAACCGGCCGCCAATGCACCAACCGGTGTTCGGTTCATGTACGTGGCCGTATCGGCAATTAAAACATCGGATGGATTAAATGCCGTTTGTTCCCATCCAACCCTACGGATGAACGATGTTAAAATATTATCACCCGGGCCGGAATCGGAAACCGCCAAATTGGTTGGATTGTTCCAATTGTTTGGGAATCCGGGAACCCGGGTTGATTGCAATTGTTCAATCATGAAAAACGTTGTTTTGCCCGGGATTGGGAAATCCGTTTCACGTTTGTAAACGTTCAACCTCATGGTTGTTACATAATTCAACCAATCATCGGTGATTCCCCATTCACCAATGCAAAATTTCAAATCATCAACGTTCCATTCGGTAGTGTGTTCAATACGCTCCTTTGAAACCGGCCGAACACAATCACCATTTGTTGCCAAATAATATTGGTTCCACCCCGAATCAACGATTGGTTGGCATTCCTCACAATTGAATGTTGGTGTATTGGTAACGGATAACGGGTCGGAAATAAACGTGTTCACCATTGGTGAATCCGAATAAACGATTGCCATGATTCGGTATTGGTGCCCCATTTGAATCCCGGTTCCAATGAATGCCGTGATTTCGTAATCACCACCACCCAACGCCGTTATTGTTGTTGGTGATTCCAAATGGTTATTCAAAACACCGATTCCCGGGATTGCCGATTGAATCAATGCACGTGATGAATCATAATTGGTTAAAAAATCGATTGAATTATCCGTTGTTGTTTCATCGAACAATTGGAAAATCACCCCGGTTAAATTACCGGTAATTTGAATGTAAAATTTAACCTCCGTTTTTTGAATGGTTGATAAATTCGAAACCGGAACACCGGAACGTTCGAAAACGAATGCCGGGTTAATGAACTCCGATGCACCATTGTACAATCCTTTGTTGTACCAACGGGCCGTAAATCGAACCGAAACGATGTTCCAACAACGTGTTGGTTGTGTTGGTTCGGTATTCGGAGGAACAACCACCAATGTGTTTGGGTCAATTAAATAAAGTAACCCACACAAACGTTTGTTGGTTTTATAAACCGATGGAAACGTGTTTTGGTAAACGGCATTCAATGCCGGGATTGCGGCATTTACATCGTTTCGCCTCCATTTTGGGGAATTCGGATGTAAAACACTTGTAACCCAATTTTCATAATCATTAATCATGAAAAACGAAAAACGAATGATGAACGTATTACCACCGGTTTGTTCGAACTCACATTCCCAATTTAATTGGTTTAATACATTCGCCCCGGCCCCGGTTAATGCCATTGATTGCGGCCCGGAATCCAATGAATTATATTGATAATAAAACGCAACCGGTGGTGGGTTATCGATGGAACCGGATGCATATAACGATGCAAAATTGCATGTATTGGAAAACAACCACGGGTTGAACCAAAATTCCATATTATCGGATAACCCGGTTGGATAAATGAATGTATATTCAACGATTTTACGTTCACCAACGGCCGCCAAATTGAATGTGTTTGCATCATCACAATTCCATGTTGATTCCGGCAATAATTCCGGCAATGTTTTTGTCGATTCCGTAAATATGTGGATATCCTCACAACAAATACATGAATCACACGGCCCGGTGCATGGGTTTCCCCCCCTATCAGTTGATTGGCCCGTTACCGGAATTGAAAAAATAAGATTGCCACAAACCTCAATATCAATTGTGCAATCCAATTGTTGGCATTCGAATTCCGGTTCCCATGTTACATTGGATAAATCGGTATCCAAACCACCCGGGTCAACGTTTAAAACCGATGGTGCCGGTTTAACCCCAATCCCACAATCGGAAACATCAATTTCAAATGGTGTGATGCACAATGTTGAATTATTGGTAATTGCGATAATTTGGGGCGATGATGTATCACCAAAATTCACGATTCCAAAATTGATTGATGATGGTGATATTGTTGCCGGTGCCGGATTCCCGAATTCAAAAGTATGCAACTCAACTCCGTGTTCCGTACTTATCAATTGAATGGCATATTGTTCAATTGTTCCAACGGGGCAACTATCATTGCAAATTGTTAATTCAACATCAATAAAATCCCCGGATTGGATAACCTTTGGAAACAACGGGATTGTTCCATCAATGGAATCCAACGTGCTCGAAAAATTGCCTAAACTCCAAAATTGATTAAATGCAATCAATGTTAATTTGTTGTTTGAAACATTGGTTATCCGGCAAACAATGGTGCAACAACAATTCAAATAAATGGTGTTTACAAATGCACCCGGTGTTCCTTGTTCGGATAAACATGCATCGAATCCAAAACGATTTATGGCCATATTTTACAAAATTAAACAATCCCCGAAACGGAAATTGTGCGATTGATGAAATTTATTTTTACCTCTTTAACACGGCCATAAACGATTGCCCCATTTTTGGGCAACCTCACAACCTTATTAAAATCGAAATCGGCCAATTGTTGGCACGAAAACGGGAATGAAAAATCGAAATTGAATTGTGTTGAACCGGGTTGCCTTGGGTCATCAATGTAATGGAATAATGAATATAAATTGTTTGTGTTACCTTCTTTAAACCAATACGGATAATTGAATAAATCATCGGCATCGATTGTTGTTCCATCGATGATAACCGGGCCACCGGTGTACGAATTGGAAAAATTGTGAACGATTTTACCGGCATCCATGTTCACACCATCCCAAATCAATAATTTATAAAGAAACCCACAATGATTATTCAACAACATTTGGTTTTGGTCATTGGAAAACAACCCGGAAAAAAACACATTGATTATTCCACCTTGGTAAAAGGATAATAAATCAAAAATTGTTCCCTCATTATCCACATCATCACCCCGGAACCGGGCCATTGCAACCGGCAAAATGTTTTGATATTGCCCGGATTGCGTAACGTTAAACGGGATATTCCATTCAACAATATCGTTAAATCGTAATTTGGCTTCATTTCCGATGATATCCAATGCATCCATCGAATATTCAAACCGGCCGAACGCCCATCGTTCCCGGTCAATCCATGAATAACAAATTTGGTTATCAATGATGTTCCCGTTGTTCAACATTTGTTCGGCATCAATCCATGTTGTTGTGGATTGGAAAAAATCACGCCGTTCAAAAATTAACGTGTTTCCCGAAATTTGATAATCCCCATTGAATGTTGGTTTCAATACGTTATCAAACAACGTTTGCAATGTTTCGATTGGTTTGTTTTGTTCAATCAAACCGCCGGATGGTAATGTGTTTAAAATACCTTTTTCAACCGGTGCGCTCCACAACAATGTGTTGTAATAAATCGATGATGGTTGGTTTAAAATCGATGATTGAAAATTCAACCCACACAACGAACACGTGTTGATGATATACGAACGCAACAACCCGGATGGATGTTTCCGGTTACACGTATCGAAAAAACCAATTGTATCGTTTACGGCATCCTCCAATGTGGCCAAAATCGATGTTGGTGATAATTGGGATTCATCGCAATCGTCTTGTGTACAATCCGTCAATGGCAAAAAACAAACGATTGAACACAACACGTAAAAAATGCCGGACAACAACACAATCAAAATAAAAAAAGGGAACAACACAAACGAAATGATGTTCCCAATCAACGCCAATAAAATGGAAATAATGATTTGAACAAATTTTGGCCGGTGTTCGATGCAATATGGAACATCAATCCAATCCCGGTCGGATGTTAATGCCGAATTTTTCAAATTGATAACCCGGGATTCCAAACATGAATATGCATCATCAATTTCAACCACGTTTGCCGTTACCGAACACGCCGGTTCACACCAATCGATTGCATCCCCACGTATATAACCCTCAAAAACCGGAACCGAACAACAATCATCATAAATTTTAACATCAACCTTTTTCCCGAATCCATTAACATCATCAATCAATTGTGTTTTAATGATGTTGTAACCATCATCATAAAATGTTAATTCAGATGTGAATGAACGGGCCGTTTTCCCGGCATCATCATCACGCCTCAATGTAATTTCAAAATTCGAAACACCATCAACACGGCCCGTAATCAACACGTTGTTGATTTTAATTTTCATCGATGAATTCATTGTTTACGCTTTGTTTCGAATCCTTTGGTTTTTGTATTGAATCCGGGAAACAATCCCGTTGATTCCTTTTTCATCAATTGAAATTGATAACCCTTTTTGTTCACGTACGGCCCGTTCAATCCCCTCCAATCTTTTTTCCATCACACCGGTGTTGAATCGTGATGCATCGGTTATTGAATTCGCCAAAAACGGATTGCGGCCCATTTGGATTTGTTCCAACATCGGCCGGAAACGTTTTGTTTTTTCTTTATCAATCACGAATTCACCCCGGTGAACAACACCGGCCGGTTCATATTTACCACCATCACCCGTGTAACCACCCTTTGCAAACGAACCGGCCGCCGCTTGTGCTTGTGCTTTGGCCGCAACCAAACCGGCCGCCAATGCAATTAATGTTGCCGCAATGGCAAATGGTGCCGCGGCCCCGGTTTCGGCCGCCGCTTTGGATATTGCCACGGCCGAATTGGCAACCAATTCAATGGCCGCCAACGCTTGTTGGGCACGAACGAACCGGGCACGTTTTTCGTTCAATTTGGTTAACCTATCTTCCTCAATTTGTAACAATTCGGCATTCCCTTTTTCGGCAATCTTTGCCGCTTGTTCAATTCGTTTTTGTTGCCCGGTGATTTGTGCATCGGTTTGGGCAATTTGGGATTCAATCACGGCATTGGCCAATTGTAATGTTGCTTTCGCAACCTCCTCAATTCCGTTAATTATTGCCTCCTTACGTTTTTTTGCATCATCAATTGATTTTTGGGTTGTTTCATCCTCCAATCCGGATAAATCATCATTGAATTTTTTTCGGATTTTAAGGATTTCCAAATCGGCCTCTTTTTCGATTAAAATTCGTTCCTCTTTCGTTAATTCCTCATTTGCCAATTCGGCATCACGCCGGGATTCAATTGCCGAAATTTCCAACGATTCACGTTCACCCAACGATTGCCGAACATCAACCAAATTGGCATCCAATGCATCACGTAAATTTTGTTTTTCGGTTTGGTTTTTGGCCGCCTCAAATTGTTCAAACAAAATTGCACGTTGGTTCAATAATTCGTTGGTAAATCCGGTTTCGTTTTCAATCCGGGATTCAATATCAATTTGTTCAATTTCGGCCAATAATTGTTGCCGTTTTTTTGCGGCCTCAATATCGATGGTTTCGATTTGGTTGTTGGTTTCGTTTTGCAATTTGAGTTTTTCCAATTGCCGGATTCGTTCGAATTGTTTTTCGATATCGGCCGTTAATGTTCCGGCCTCCCGTGCTTTTTTAATCCGGTCATTGATGGAATTATCGATTGAATCGGATTGAAATTTTGCCAATTCCCGGATTTTCGTTTTTTCATCCTCCGATGTTTTCGGTGATGAAAATTCGATTGGTTGTTGTTGGATTTCCAACGCCAAATCCCGGATTTCGTTTTTTAAATCGTTCAACAAATCACGCCGTTGTTCACCCAATTTGGCCGCCGCTTTGGCCGCCTTATCATCAACGGCCGCCGTTGTTTGTGTTGATTTTGCGGCCGATGTTGCCAATTCATCAATTGCGTTTTGGGTTGCCGTGATTGCCGCCTCATTTTGGGCAATTTGTTCATCAATTTGATTTCGCCGGCCCCGGTTGGCCGATGCGATTTTGGCCGTTTGTTCGATATAATCGGAGGATGTTATATCCCCATCCTTTCGTTGTTGCTCCAATGCCGCCGTTTGCCGGGCTGCATTTTCATCACGTTGGTTTTGCAATGTTTTTTCGGCCGCCAATTGTTTTTGGGTTTGCTCCAATCCCAATTTTTGTTCACTCAATCGAACAATGGCATTCCGTTTTGCCTCGGCCTCGGCCGCACCTTTTATGGATGTTGCCAATTTGATATATTCGGCATCCAATGCCGCAATGAATTTTGTTTCATCCTTTATGTTTTTGATTGTTGTTCCATATTTGGAATTCAAATCATCAATCAATTTTTGCCGTTCGGATGAACCGGTGTTGGCTTTTTTGATTTGCCCAACCAATTCATCCAATGATGCAATTTCCTTTGCCGTTTCGGAATTGGTTTGTTTTTGGGATTCGGCCAATGCCGATTGTGCATTCAACAATTTTTCGGTTGATTGTGCCGATTCATCCACGGCATCACCGAAATCCAAAAAAAACGCCGCCGCCGTTGCGGCCACCGATAATAACAACCCCAATGGATTGGCACGAATCACGGCATTAAACGTTCGTTGTGCCGCCGTGGCAACACCGGTTGCAACCGCTTGTGCTCTCAATTGCCCGGTTAACACTCCGGTTGTGATTGCGGCAATCCGGGTTGCCGCCGTTGAAACACCACGGGCAATTGCCAATGCACGTTCCCGGGCAATTGAAATTAATTTTTGTGCATTGGAAATAAATTCCGCTTGTAATGCCGCTTTTTGTTGCCCAACATAAAATGCCACGGCACCACCCAACAACAATAATGATGTTCGGTTTTCCTCAATGAATTCCGGGATTTGTCGAAACCCATCGATTAATTTGAATGCGGCATCAACCGCCGATTCGAAAACGGGCAACAACCCGGTTCCAATATCACGTTTCAATTGTTCGAAATTTCCAACCAACGTTGAAATCCGGCCGGCCGTGGATGTTGCTAATTTTTCAGTTAACCCAAAAAACCGGCCACCCTCCGATGTTAATGATTGGAATGCACGTTCCAAATTTGAAAACGTAATTTTTCCCTCTGAACCCAATTTTTTAACTTGTGATTCCGAAACGCCCAATTGTTTGGCGAATTCCGTGATAACGGGCACACCGGCCTCCGTTAATTGGTTTATATCCTCCGCAAACAATGTTCCTTGTACACGTGCTTTACCATAAATCACGGCCAATTCATTGAAATCTTTGCCGGTTGCCGATGATACATCACCAATTCGTTGCAATGATGTTGTTAATTGGTCAACCGGTTCCCCGAATGCCAACAACGCTTTGCCGGCTTGGTTCACTTGTTCCGGGGTGAATGGTGTTTTGATTGAAAATTGTTCCAATTCGGCAAAAACCTCCTTTGCTTTTTCGGCCGAACCCAAAAACGTTTCCAACGATATTTGCACGGATTCGTAATCGGCCACCGCTTTAATGGCACCACGGCCAAAATCAATTGCCGATGCCGCCACCGATATTCCACCGAATGCGGCCGCGGCCCCGGTTAATGCACGTTTCAATCCGGATAATTGGTTTTCGGCAACCTTTGTTGTTCCTCCCAAATCTTTTAATTGGGTTTTAACGGCATCCAATTCACGCCTCAACGAACTTGTATCGGCTTGTAAACGGAACAAAACATTTTTCACACCATCGGCCATAATTTCAAATTTTATTTTGATTCGTTACGTTCATCCATGATTCGAAAAAACGTGGATATTGTTTGGTAATATTCATCGGTTGATAATGATTCCAAAGCCTTCATTTCACTAACCTTATTATCACATATAATTTGGTTGATGTAATTAATTTGATTTATGTATTTATCAATCTCAATTTGTGCAAAACCCGTTTGAATCGTTCGTTTGCCGGGCCGTTCGTTTTCAAATAATCGTGGATATCGGATTCGGATAATTCCGAATATTTGGTTGTGATTACGAACGCCCGTTGCAAAAAAAAATCCTTTAATTCCCCATCGTTTTCCATCATTTCCATTTTCCGGGATTTCCAAACATCATTGAAATCGGTTTCGTTTTCGCCCTCAATAACGAAATAACACGATGCCAATTCCAACAATGTTTTTTCTTCACCAATGTATTCCATCCGGAATTCCATTTCGGCCAATATGTTAAACAATTCAACGATGTTTCCATTGTTGGCATGTTTTTTCATCCCATCAATCAACGTTTTCATTTGTTCCTTATTCATGTTCATTTCGGCAAACCGGGTTGCAATTTCGGCCGATATGGCACGCCGGGCCGGAATGGTTAACGGGTTTTTGTATTCGAACCATTTGGTTCCATCCTTTGCCGTGTAAACATGATTCAATGGAATAACCGAACCGGTGATGTGGTTGGATGGAATGGGTTTGTGTTTGGGTTTTCGTTTAAACCAATTCATTTTTTGGGTTTTTTGGGTTTTGCTTTTTGGGTTTTGTTTAATGATGCCGTACAAATTGCGTATGCCGATGATTCGGATTTCCCGGATTTAATCACATCGGCAACACAACGTTCCAATTTTTTTGGCATGATGTATCGTTTTAAATTTCATCAAAAATAATCATTTCAATCGAATGAAATCATTGTGAAATGTCCAAAGGTAATAACGTAAACAATCCAACAAATGGGTTGATTTTGAATCCGATGTTTTATCGATATCACCGGATGGTGTTGTTTCAACGTTTTGCAAATCGTGAATTAAAAATTGGCATGATGCATCGATTGTAAACCCGGCATGTTTTTGCAAAATCGAATTGAGCAACACCCGGGAATTTTTGATGGATGGGTTAACCGATGGAACCCGAAATGAGGATTTTGGCAAATCCAATTCATCCCGGATAATCATGTAATAATTCAATGTTCCTTTGGTCATTGCCGAACGATTGGCCCCGGATGCATCACCCGTAACCAAATAAAACACATCACCGAATTCGGCCCGGATGGTTTGGCACAATTGGTAAACATCCGAATTCCTCAATCGGAATTCCCGGATGATGTTGATTTTATCACCGAATGATTGCCCGGCAACACATGTTATTGGGTCAACATTAAAATCGAACGATAAAATGATGGGTTCATTTGGTTTGATTTGTAAACCGGGTTTAACCGATTTGAATTTATTGAATCCATATGCAAATGGCCGTTCCACATCCACAACATCCCAATCACCATTCACGAACACGGCCCGTGTAACATCATCCAAATTTTCCATTGCCGCCAAATATTCGGCCGGCAATGTTGGATTATCAACCATCAATGCACGTTTATAAAAATATGATGGGTTTAATTTCCCATCCATTGCCGGTTCATGGAATTCGGTTTTGGGCCATTGTTGGGATGGGTTGCAAGTTAACAAAATCAAACGTGGTGGTTGGTTTGGGATGATGTGCCGGCCAACCCTCAATTTGCATTTTTCGAATGTTTTTTTTTGTATTTCTTGTGATTCCTCAATCAAAAAAAAATTGGTTTCCAATCCATCGAACCGGGTTAAATTTTTGTCCATGTTGAAATTTTCCGGGAAAAACTCCAATGTTGAACCATTGGTGAATGTAACGATATGGTCGGTTTGATGATATGAACGAATAAACGATTTCGGGCACAATTTGAAAAACGTTGGAATGGTTGTTCGTTTCAATGATGGTAACGATTCACGAATCACGTGTGATTTTGAATTCGGGAATATTTTGGCCAATGCAATTAATGTTGCCAATGATACGAATGTTTTACCACCACCGGCCGCGCCACCGAACATCAAACATTCGTGTTTAAATGAAAACACGGCCTCCATGAATTCCAATTGTTTCGGATGTGGTTGAAACGCAACGTTCATTTTCCCATCATCATTTTATCGATAACATCAATGGATGCCATAATCCAAAACGATTTGCCGTTTCGCATGTGAATCACGGATGTGGGTTGTGAATCCATTTCACCACCATCAATCCATGCCACAACATCGTTTAAATCAATTCGCATGTTAATCATTGCCACATCATCGGATTTTGGCAAACCCAACGTTTCCCGTTGTTCGTTTTCATCGGTTTCGAACAATCCCCGGCACGCCAAAAAATATTTCACAATTCTAAATTTGAACGTTCAATTAACTCATTATGCACCAAAACCCAAAACCGGATTGATTCATCATCCAATGTTTTATCGAACTTGTATTGAAATCCGGCATCGATGCATGAATCGATTTTTGATTCGGTATATTTTAATGCATCCACAACCCCGTGGAACCGGTCGGTTAATTTATCGGCCATTTCGATGATTGCCAATTCAATATCGTTCATTGAATCAATTGTTTCCCAAATGTACCAAATTTTTTTTCGAAATATTCATCCCCATCACCCCGGATTGAACAACCATCATTGAATGCATCCACAACCATTTGTTGTTCGGCCTCCATTAAATTTTCAATTCGAAAATAAACGTTAACCGGGATGGAACCATCATCAACCATGATGATGTAATCCAACAATCGTGTTAATGGTGTTTTTGGCATTAATTGAATTCGATTATTTGTTCCCCAATTTTGAAAATTTGTTTTTCGCCGGAAACATCAACGTTCAAATGTTCACCCCAATTTGCCGGGTCGGTGTTTTTCAATGCAAAAATCACGGCCGTTGGATTCGGGCCAACATAACGCCGTTTAGTTAAAACACGTTTTCCGTTCAATTGGCCGGTTTTACCATAAATTTCCATCGTTTCGGTTTCATCAACCCAATATCCGGTGATTAAACGGGTTAACCCATCCACGGATTTTTCACGTATTGATTCCTTACCAATCCGGTTATGGATTTCCTTTGCTTTTTTATAACGTTCCGAAATTTCGGAATATAAACCACACCATTGGTTGAACAACCGGGCCGTAATGCCATGTTCACCACAACACGATTCGATTGTTACATTTCCGGATTCGTATGCATCACAAATCAATTCGGTTTTTTGAATCCGTTGTTGCAATGTTTGTTCGGCTTTTTCCTTTCGTTTCATCCTCCAAAATTTACGGCCGTTGGATTGGCCCGGTGCCATATACGATTGGCAATCGTTAATGTTTTATAATTCGAACAATGATGTTTGTTTGAATTGGGTTTTCATTTCCTCAATTTGCCGTTCCGCTTTTTCCCGGATTTCCCGGATTGCGTTTTCCCGGGAAATTAGGGAATCAACCCATTGTTGGATTTCCTCAATTGATTCGGCCACATAATAACCACGTGATGTTGCAACCAACCCCATCACCAAATTGTTCAAACGAATGTATTGAATCATTTTCCGGATTCGGGATTCGGCAAAATCGATTTTCAAATGGTTCCGGATTCCGGTTCGGATTTGTTCACCGGTTGCAATGTTGCGTTTTCCTTTTAAATTATTGAATCGTTTAACGATGGTTTCAACAACGAATCGTTCCTCATTCGTTAATTCAAATGTGTATTCCTCGAAATTATTTATCATCGTTCGGGTTTTTTTGATTCAACAATTTGGATTTCCGTTCCTCCCAACGTTTGATTTGGTTATCAATCATGTTTCGTTGTTTGATTAAAAATTCAATGTTGCGTTCGGCAATTTCAACACCACCATCGATTGAATTATCACGTTTAAACCATTTCATATCAATTTCGGATATCGAATTCAACATCGTTTCGTTTTATTTCCCTCCATTGGTATTGAATCAAAAACAACCGCAACCGGGCAAACAAAAATGCCAATGCATCGGCCGTTCCGGATTTCACGAAAACGATTTTGGAAACATAGGAAATAAACGTTTTGGTTGCCATTAATACAACCATGATGATGAAAATGGGGATTGCCCAAATCAATGCAATTTTTGAAATGATGTTCATTGGTTATGGTTTTTTGGTGATAAAATGATAAAATTTTCGGCAATGATGTTTGTTGCCGTTTTTTTGATTCCCTCATTTGAAACATAATCCCGGAATTCGATTTCACCCTCAATGTGAACTTTTTGTCCTTTTTTAATGTATTGGTTGGCCAATTCGGCCAATTTTCCAAATGTGGCAATCCGGAACCATGTTGTTTGTTCAACCGGTTCCCCGTTTTTTTTCATTCGTTTAGTAACGGCAATGTTAAAATTGCAAATGTTTGTTGTGTTGGTTTCTTTAAAATCAACATCGGAACCAACGTTCCCAATTAAAAATACTTTGTTCATTTTACGATGTTAAATGGTTTTTGAATGATTGGTGATTTTTCAACGATGATTTTATGATGTTTCATCCACATTTCGAAATTAAAATTCATGGGATGGATTGCCCGTTCAATTTGAATTCCGTTTTCATCGGTTTTTGGGTTTCCGTTTTCATCGGTTGCCGGTTCGATTTTGCATTCCCGGATAAATTCCCGTTGCAACAACATTAAAATGGCGTTCCCGAAATTGATTTGTTCGTTTTTCATTGATATTGGATTGTGGGTTTAATTGCATCAACCATTTCACGTAAACAACCGCCGGAATCCTTTATGTTGTTAAAAAATTGCCGGATGGATAATTCCCGGGCCTTATTCACCACCAAATCATGGTGCCCAACATGATGTTGGCCGGATTCGATTGCCGATTTCATGGCATTGAAAAAACGCAATTTTTCCAATGTTTCACATTGTGGGTTGGCAATTTCAACGTTCACAACGTTTTTGGCATGTTCGAAAATATCACGTTTTTGTTCACCGGTTAAAACCAACAAACACAATTGGTTTTCCAACACATCAAACATTTGTTTGATTGAGTAATGTTTGAAATTGATTTTTCCGGTTTTTGCATAACCATCCCAAACATCAAAAACACATGCATCGATGTAATCCCAAAACATTCGTTGTTTGTCGGCCGGTGTTAATTCATCGGTTTGATTCATTTGATTGATTTGATTTAATTGTTGGTTGTATTCCTTTAATGCGCTTCGTTGGGCCGTTTTGTATGCATCCATCACATCGGCCAAATAAACGGCCGAAAAATTTTGATAATGGGTGATATCAACATCGATTTTTTTGGATGCGGCCAAACGGAACGCCAATGTTATTTCCTCCGGTGAATATTGTTTCAATTCGGTTCGAATGAAATCGATTAAAACCGCTTTTTGTAAATCCGTTGGGAAATGTTCCGGCCTCAATCCAATCAACGTGAACACATATCGTAACGATTGCCGGATTGGTTCATCATCGGATAAATCACGAATTGGTGTTGAATTTAGTTTTGTTTGCATGATTTCCCGGCCGTTAAAAGTTACGAACCGCATCATCGAAATTTGGTTTTCCGTTTTTGTTAATGATGTTTCCATTGGGTTTTGCGTTTTTGTTGTTTAACCATTTTTTGCACGTTAAAAATACGGATGAATATTTTGAATTCAATGGTTTATAATTTTCCATTGCATCCAATGTTTCAATCACGTTTTTGATTCCGAACGATTGTTCCAATTTTTCGGCATCCGAAATTTTCAATTGAGTTTTCAATTTTTTGATGTTCGGGCAATGGTTGTTGATGTGTTCGGTGATTGGATTAAACATCGTTTCATTAATAACAATATTTTTATTGTTATTTAAAGAAATTGAAGATGAAAATGAAGGGGTTGCATTTTGGTTAGAACTTTGGTTAACCAAACCACCAACCATTTTTGAACCATTTTTCATCAATTTCGGGTTTCCTCCCAATTTACCGGATTCCCTCCGAACCTTACGGATTCGTTCATCACCCACCATTCGTTTTGAATAAAATTGCCCGGATTCGTTTTCCTTTATGATTCCAAAAAGTTTCAATTCATGGAACACTTTTTTGAACTTTTTTGGATTCAAATTGGATAACTTTTGGATTCCTTTTGCATCCAAAAACACATCCCCAACCATCAAAAATCCACGTTCGTTTGCCATGTGCATGTGGCACAATAAATCAATCCAAACACCACGTGTTTCCGGTGAACACATCCTCAATGATGTATCGGTTAACCAATCACCCGGATAAAATTGGAATGATGGTAAACGTTCCGATGCGTTTTTCGGTGTTTTCATTTCACGGATTCATTAAACAATTCATTGAACCGGGAATCGGCAAATTTACGTTTGCCGGAAATCACATTGTGTACAAACGGATATGTGAATTGTGGATTGGATTGCACGAACGATTTGATGGTTCTAAATTTGGTTGCAATGGCAACACGTATTGATTCACGTTGGTGTTCGGTGATGCATTCGGAACATTCCGGGTTGAATTCGGTTTCCAAAATTTTGGCAACACATCGGAAAACAACCATTGTTGCATCGGATGATAAACGAAAATTCAATCCGTTTGTGATGGTGAAATAATTGAATTGGTTAACCCGGCAAAAATGCCGGGTTGAACCATATTGTTTTTTCAATTCGGTTTTCACATTTCCGGCAAACATGCCAAATGTGAAATTTTCCCCACTTGTGAATTTTTCGGAATCCCATGAATTGAATGTTTCCGAAATTGTTTGGATATCTTTAAACGTTTTCATCGAACAATGTTGGTTGGGTTGATTCGGTTAATTGATTGATTTTGTTTTGGGCAACCTCCAAAATTTCGGGCCGTGTTTCCTCCATTGTTAAATCCATGATTTGTTCAACGGATTCGGATTTTTGTATTTTCTCAATTCCAACAACATCGATTTTTTTGCCGATATACATTCGGAATTCATGTTGCACATCATCGTTCCGGTTGTAAATCCTCATTAATTCGGAAATATCATCGGTTTTATCGATTTGGGTTTTAATATCCTCAATTCGTTGTTTGTGTTTCCGTTCGGCCTCCATTTTAACCAATTCGGATTTCCGGGTTGACAATGCCGATTTGAACATTGTTAAATTGTGCAAATCCGGATTGGCGTTCCAAATGGCCAACAATTCATCCAAATCGGTTGTTGAACGTATTGCATCCAACAATTCCCGAATCCGGATGGTATCATCAACCATTGGTTTTTCATTCACCGGTTTTTGTTTTTTGGGTTTTGATTCAACAACGATTGCATCGGCCTCCATTGCGCTCAATTCCTCCGATGTGTACGGCATGCCACCCAATTCATCCGAAAAACACAATCGAAACCCTTGTGCCATTGCAACTTTTTTAATCATTGTAATGGGCTTATTTCGCCAAAATTCGGTAATCGAACCATCACGTTTACGGCCAACATATTCGATGTAATAAACATCATGCACAAATGGATGTTCAAAATCACGCCGATGAATGGTAATTTCGGCCCGTAAATCGGAATTCATTGGATTTTGATGGTTTATTGAACCGAAAACACGAACGTGCCAACCATTCAACAATCCGGAACGTTCGGCCCGTTTAATGTAGGTTTCAAACCCAACGATTACCGAAAATTTATCCCCGTATTTATTCGCATAAATTTCACGTTTAAACGGATTCAATTGGAACCCTTGGGCAATTTCAATAAATTGTTCAACCTCCGATTTGGTTAGGTTGTTGGCCAACCCCATTGTTTCCAAATATTTCCGGATTTTTTCCACATCGGCACCATAATCCGGTGCCGCTTTTTCAATGTTTTTCATGGTTTTTGTTTTTTGCGTTTTTCAAATATACAACAATAATTGTTTGATTATTTCGGCAATGTGATTTCAACCGATGTTTTGGATGATTTGATTGGTGGGTTGGCATTAAACATTTCACCGGTTTCCGGGTCAACAATTGCCATTGGTGATTTTAATGTTTTCAATGTTGATTCCAACGTTTTGCGTTTTTCCGCTTGTGAATCCTCCAATGATTTCAAATTAACCCATGAATCGGTGTTTGAATAATCGTATTTCACTCCGGTTTCTTTTTGTTTGAATGTAACACCCAAACGTTTAACCCCGGTTCGGGCCTCCGGCCCATATGCATCCAAATCATCCACGGCGAATTCACGCAATTTTGATTTGGCCGTTTCAATGATTTGGGAAACGAATTCCAATTTGGCCAACAACGTTAACAAATCGGATTCCCCGGCATCGGCAATTTCCACAATTTGGTTTGCCATTGTTTCAACACGTGATTTGGTTAATTCGTGTTCACGATTCACGATTTCAAATAAATTTTCCATTGTTTTGGATTTTGTGAGTTAAACGGCCATTCGATTATTGATTGATTGAACGATGATTTGGCCGATAACACCAACGTTCAATTCGTTTACAAATGTTTTGATAAATGATGCATCCAAGGTTTTCACGTTTGAATGGAATGTTTGATATCCCAATGTGTTGTTCCGATTTAAATGAGTAATCACAAAATTGATTTCCATTTCGGTTAATTGGGCAAAAAAATCCCCGAATGTTACAACATCGGATTTGGTGAACGATGCCATGATTAGCCGTTTAAATGGTTGAATAAATCGTTTTCCATTTCATCGTTGATTGATTTAATGAACCCGGAACCGAATTCATCACCGGTTGCCGTTTTAACCATTGTTAAATCAATCCATTCGTTTTCGGCCCAAAACATCAATCCGAAACCGATGTGTTTGATATCGGAATCATTTGGAATGCCGAACGATTCGAAATTTTCGATGCAATGCACGTTCATAAAATCGATGAATTGTTCGAATGCATCATTGAAACGAACATGTGTTGTTGTGGATGTGTTCACCCCGTTTTTGGTTTCCCGTGTTACTTTGTACATGATGTGTGGGTTTATTGATTGATTATTGATTTGAACATTTGTGATTCATCCGGATTCAATATCCGGGCAAAAATTCCGTTGAAACACAATCCATTTTGGTAAATGTGTTCATTTACATTTGGCCAATCGGATTCACTCCAAAAAAATTCACGGGCCAATTGGTTCAAATGTGATTTGGCATCATCGGTTGAATCGAATTCCATCCAAAACACCAATTCACCATTCACGAATTTTTGATTGAGCAAACGAAACATTCGGGCAAAATTGAATTGTTCCGGGTTGTTTACTGATAATTTTACAATCGATTTCATGTTTTACGAATTTTACGAATTTTACGAAAATGGCCCGGCCGAAACCGGGCCGTAATTTTTAATTGCCGTTTAACCTTTGTTCGTTGTTAAACGCAACATCCTCCAATAAAAATTTGTTGAACAATGATTTTGCATGTTTCCAATCCTTTGGTGTAATGTTCATCACCCAATTTGGAATGTAAACACGGCGTTTTGTGAAAAAAGTTGATGTGCCAAAGGTGATTTCCCAACCGGTATATTTATGGTTTTTGCATTCCATTACATCATCAATGTTATGTATTGCCCATTGGTAAACACCATCAATGAAACCACCACATATTTCAGAATAAACCGAATCACCAATTGATGAAAACCGGTTATAAATTGCCAAATTGAATCCAATGTTTCCATCCATTGCCAAATAAAAATCCATTGATTTTGTTGTTGTTTCGATATTCGTGTTCATGGTTTTGAGTTTTTTGCGTTTTGAGTTTAAAGAAATGGCCCGGCCGAAACCGGGCCGGATGATTATTTTTTTATTGCGGCATTGAATAATGCCAAAAACAATTTTTGGGTTTGTTCATTATCAACAACGTTTCCATCGATAAATGAACCATCAAATTTGTTCAATTCGATTGTGATGTTGCAAGTGTTTACAAAAATAAATGAATTGGTTGTTTCGCTTACTTTGTAGGTTTTCAATGTGTTACGTGAAATGTTCATGGTTGATTGCGTTTTTGGTATATGCAAATGTACATGTTTTTCAATATCAAACAAATTTTGTTTGATATTTTTTAATCTTTTTTTTCGATTGTGTGCCAAATCCCCATCACATCAATGAATTCAACGAAATCATCCAATTCGGTTTCGTTCATTGGTTTGGATTCAATGGTTTGTTTTCCGGCACCAACATCGAACGTGATGATGTAAACATTAACCGGTTGGGATTCGGATTCATCAAACATGGATAATTGTTCGGCCATTGTGTTTTTGGTTTCGTTTGCACCATCCCGTTTGATGGTGCCGTTTGAATAAATGATGTAACGCATAAAAAAACCGGTTTTAACCGGTTAAAAAATGTTTTTTATTGGATAACCTCAATTAATTCATTTGATTCAATATCGATTATTTCGGCCCAAACATTAACGATTCCCGGATAATATTTGGTTGCACATGTTTTTGCATGTTTTAAATCATCCAAATCGGTTTCAACAACCTCTTTTTCGAATGAAATAAAATCACGTTCTAATTCATCCCAAATTAAATTGATTCCCGATTTTGTGATTGCAACAATTTGAATTTTTGTTTTTGATGTGTTCATAATTTTGCGTTTTGGGGTTTTGAAAATTAAAATTCAATCGGTGTTTCAATATAAATTTTTTCCATCATGGATACCAAATGTTTTGAAATCATTTCGAATTCATAAATGCTTAATGTATCCAATCGATAAGAAATGCATAAACGATGGGAAAAAACATATGGATTAATCGATGCACCCATTTCGTGCAATGTGTGATAAGCATCGGCATAATTTTCGAAAGGTTGATTCGTGTTCATGGTTTTGAGTTTTTGCGTTTTGAGTTTAAAAAAATGGCCCGGCCGAAACCGGGCCGGATATTTATGCGAAAATGAATTGGTATTTTGCGCTCAATTCGCGCAACATTGGACGAAATTTTGCACCTTTTTCATAAAATGCATTCGTTGAAAATTCAAACGATGAATAAACATTGTTTTTTAGGTTATGCATCCATTGTTGGATGATTTCCATTGAATTGTTTTCCAAATTGTCGAAATCAAAACCGGCCGGAACCGCAATGTGTAACATTACACGTTGCAATGGTGCCGATGTTAATGATGATGAACCGATGTTTAATTGCATCATAAAATTGATTCCATCGGCCTTGTAATTAATCCAAATTTTGAAATCCAACCCATAATTGTAAACCGGATTTGCCGATGTTACAAAAATGTTGTGGATTTCAACATTTGCCCAATTTTTCAATGAACCATTAACCAAATGTTCGTAACCGAAATTTGCCGCGTATTTTTGAACGTAACCGGCCGAAACCAATTCATCCATTGTTTTGAATTGAGCAATAATTTTTTGTTCATCACCCCAAATAATCCAAATACGATTATCGTTGTTTGTTTCTGATTTTGAAGCGGCAACGTTGAAATTGCAAGTGTTTGATGTGTTGTTTGTGGTTTTCATGGTGTTTTGTTTTTGCGTTTTTGAGTTTTGAAAAAATGGCCCGGCCGAAACCGGGCCGGATTATTATGCGAAAATTGTTATTAAAATTCGTTTGCCGGTTTGTTTATCCGAAACCCACATGTGTGAGCCACCGAAACCGAAAATGTAATTTTCGGATGATTCGAAAACATTAAACATTCGCGTTACTTTGTTTCTCAATTCGGTTTCGTTTTTTGAGTTATTTGCAACATATACAATATGTTTAACAAATGAATCATTAGATTTTTCGATGTTTTCAATGGTTGTTTTCATGGTTATTGCGTTTTTGGTATATGCAAATGTACACCCGTTTTTGATATAAACAACAATCGATTGATTTTTTTTGTTGTTTTTTTTGTTGGTTGTGATTAATTGATTGAAAATCAATGCAAAAAAAAACACCGGGAACCACCCCGGTGTTCAATACGCAAAGCCCAAAACGGAAAATCCATTGTGAAACATCACAAATTTAAGCAAAACCCACACATGAACAACCCAAATGTGTGCCCACAATGGATTTTCCAATTTGTTATCCGTTCACGTTTCGTTCGGTTATGGCCAATGTAATGTGTGAAATTGATGCAATCAATATAAACCACCACCATCCGATGTTGGTTTCACCACGTGTTGCCAAAAACACGAAAAACGTAACCCATACATTCATACAATATAAACAACCTCCCAATGGTTTGGCCATAAATTTGAACGGGTTTGGTTTTAATGATTTGAACCATTCCAACCCACGGCCCCAAAACCCGAAAATTTGTTCCGGTTGAATGAGGAAATCGATAAAAATCGAAATGAATGCCGATGAAACGCCAATCATCAACATCAATGTTGGTTTGTCGAATCCACATCCGAACATTTTGCCGATTGTGAATCCAAACATTCCTCCGATGGTGATGAATAAAAATTGATTTATTGAATCTTTTATCTTTTTCATTTTAACACGTTGGGATTAATCCGGAAACCTCAAATGAACATGCACCATCCGATGTTGTGATGTATTGCAATCCGGGAACCGAATACGTTGAAATTTTAATTTTTATGATGGTTGATGAATTTTCATTGAACGTAAACGGCAAAACCAACGGAACACCAAAACCAAACGTTTCGGTTATGGTATAAAACCCGGTTGAACTCCATATTTCAAAAATGTAATCATCACCAAATGGTGCCGCAATCCCGAAATCAATTATTTGTTCCGGAATGAAACAACCCAAATGTTTAATACATCCACAATTCATAATTTTTGTTTTTGGTAAAATTACAAATTAACACGATTGGCCCGAACACGGATGCAAACAATATGCATCCAATGCCATATCTTTATCACCAACCAAATCGAAATCGAATGCAATCATGGTTAAATTTTTGGAAAATGGTTTCGGTTTTTTCGATGGGGATTCGGCCGTTGCAACCGAAATTGGGTCGGTGATGGATTCGATTGGAACGATTCCAACGTTTGCAAATGTGGCCGATGATGCCAATGGTGCATTCATAACCCCAAAACGTATTGATTCCTCCAAACAAAACGCATCAACGTTTTTCAAACATGCCACAATCCTCAATTCATAACGAACCCGGAAAAACGATTGCATTGCCGCAAATTTTTTGTTGGTTGATGCATCGGAAAAATTAATCCTCCCATCATCACGTGTTCGAACGTACATCCAACCATCATCCAAATCGTTTATTCCGGCAAAAATATATTCGTTCGATGTTTTATCACGAACCAAAACCCGGTTTTCATCATCGATTTTTGCCAATGCAATGGATTTTTTTATTTCCGGAACCGATTGTTTCACCGATTCAATGATGGTGTTGATGTAATCAATCATAATTTGTTGAATGCTTTTAAAAATTCATCCTCAAATAAATCGTTAATGTATTTTTCGGTGTTATCACGTTCGTTTTCGGTTGGCAAAAAAATCGTTTTTTTCCTCCGTTTTTCGTTTCCGATTGCTTTGTTGTAATCATCATCATTGATGATTGCAATGAACACATCGTTTCCACGTTTAACCACTTGGATTGAATTGAATAAATCACCGGTGAATTGTAAATCCACAAACCCGGTTTGCCTCCCATTCAACGAACGGGTTTTAATCCATGATTTGGATTTGTATTTCCCAATCGGTTTATCGGTTGAATCCTTACCATCGTTAAATATTCGGCCCAACATTTCACCCAACAAATCCAATCCACCCAAATAAAGTACATCACCACGGGCCGATGCAACGGCCGTTGATAACGTGGAAATCCGGGCCAACAAATCGTTTAATTCCATTATCTTTTGAATTGTAAAATGATGGATAAAACCAAAACCAACAATGTTATTCCAACCAACCACCACGGGATGTTGGATTGTTCAACCGGTTCGTGTTTAACGATGTTTTGAATAACTTTTTCAATCCGGATTGTATCACCCGGGCAAATCGTTTTCACGAAAACCGAATCGTTAACCCGAACCAATTGGGTTTCAATCTTTGTTTTCCAATCACGAATAAAAATGGTATCACGTGAACCGAATGCCACCAACGTGTCAAACGATTTTGAATTGGTTATGATGGTTGTATCACGAACGATGGTTTGGGTTGATGCCGGGAATTTTTCCATGCATCGTTTTTCGGTAACACAACCGGCAAACGTTAACCAAAACATCAAAACTCCAAATGTAATTTTCACACCATAAATTTATGAATTCCATTCGGTTTTCAATTCCGTAAAAAATTCACTCCAATATCCGTTTTTCACACAATCAATAACATAATTGATTGCCACGTAAGAAACAAACCCACAAACCAATCCAAATCCAATCGAATCACCGGGAAATTTAGGTTTGTTTTCAATTGTTTGTGCCGGGAATTCGATGAACTCCGATGTTAAACGGGAATCACCGGATTCCAACCATTTCGAATCACATGGTTTGATGGTATCGAATGCCGTTAATTCATGTTTTTCGGTTGTTTTTTGAACCGGAATCCGAATCGTTGGTTGTTCAACATCGGTTTTTTGCTCCATTTCAACCAATGAATCGGCATTGGTTGTTCGATGCACCCAAATAAATTGGTTTGGGTGGTTTTGGCAATGGCCTTTCGATTTGCAAATTTGGATTTTTTCGTGTTGCATGATGATTAATGTATCACCCAATTCAATTTGATGTTTCATTGTTGTTGGATTTTGGAACATAACCGGCCGCAATTAATGCCGCAATAATGGCCGCCAATGTTTCGGTTGATATGATTTTGAAAATCAACAAAACAATCGATGTTAAAACGCCCAACGAACCAATGGTTTTTCGCCAATGCTTCGAAACAACATTCAAAATCCGTTTTGTTTTATCAACCTTACCACGTGCCATCAATCAATTTACTCCAAAAACCACAATTTTGTTTTGTGTTTTTCATTAAAAAATTACACGTGTTCGATTTACTTACCACGTGTTGGTTTTGCCACGGGCCGTTGAACGGGCCGGCCGGCCGGTTTCGGTTTATTTGAACCGCAATTGCATCCCATATCGATTTGATTTAATTGGTTATTTATGGCAACCCGTAAACGTAACGGGATTGATTACAAACAATGCAAACATCATCCATTTTTGAAAATAATGCCGGCAATTGTTGGATTGCCGTTTCAAAATGTGATTGATATTGTTTTTCGAATTCGGCCAACATGAATTCACATTTTTCACCATCCAATAATGTAACCGAATTCAACCGGTCGGTTGTTATGGCCTCCTTAACAATTTCGATTCCGGCCCGGTATAAAACCGGGAAACGGATTTTTTGGGCCAAAACACAACCGATTTCATCAACCGAACATTCGGCCGCAACATTAACCGATAAACCAAACGATGATGATGATGTTGAACCACCATTCCATCCATTGCCCAATAAATAACGGGATTTTGCCGTTGTGCAATTGCACGATGATTTGATTTTCGTGTTGTTTACGTTTATGGATGTGTTATCCGTTGTGATGTATATTTCGGCCCCATCGGATAAATAATCCGGGAATATTTCGGCAAACCCATCCAAATCGGTTGTGAATGGATATTGGGTTGTAAATATACCATCATTGATTTCGATGTTTCCCGAATAACCCGTTTCAACGATTCGGATTTGAACCGATTGAACACGAATCCGAACCATCCGGGATTCCCGGGTTGTGATTCGAATGCCACGTTGATTTGGATTTGGTGCCAAAAACGATGATTGCCAATCCCCGGCATGTAATGAATCAATCAATGAATTCATCCGAAAATACGGCATTGAGTATTTTGCAATTTCATCCAACACAATTTGGGTTGCAAAATTTATTTTGGATTGAACCAACCCAATTCCGGATTGATAACCGGAATCGGCCACATCGGCCGCAAAACGTAAATTTATTCCCTCCAAATCATCAATGTACAAACCGGATTTGGGTTTGGTTTGTGAAACACATTTGATTCCAATGAAATTATCAAAACAATTTGTTGCCATATCCGAATGGGTCGTTTTTGTAAATGTTCCGTTCCGGAACACCGATTGATTTTAAAAAATCCGGCACCCAAAACGATGGGCACGCTTTGTTATCAAATTGGTTGTGGCCTCCAATCAAAACATTTGGTGCATAATCCAACACCATTTTGATGATTTCGGTTA